CCAAGTGTTCAAATACATTATGACAAATGCTTCCACGTCTAGCACCATCATTGTTGGTATCTGGCATTTTTTGCTTATACTTAGACCAATAAATCCAACTACAAGACTGAGCCGTTTTTATTCGGCTTGCTGATAATTTAACTTCCATTTAAAATTTTTAATAATTTTTTGCAGTGGGTATTTTTTTTCAGTTGTTCATATTTGTTAATTTGTTTAATAATGTATTTTTGAAATTTTTCGTCACTCATGCGCCATTTATCTTTTCTTTGATACCATTGTTTAAAATTTTCAAGACAGCCAGTGTCACACTCTAACATTTCTCCAAAATCATTGCGTAGTGGTGGATTAACTCTTATAATAGAAAGATCAAAAACTTGAGATAATTTTGCAACCGCTTTAACGGATGCAATTCCTCCTGAATTTATTTCTTTAGTTTTATCATTGTTCGTCGCAACAATAATTCTATCTAGTTCAAATGTATTAAGATAAGAAATAAGTTTTGAGGAGGCATCTAGACCAAAAGTAACTAAAACATTTTTAAAACCAGCTTCATAAAGTGCTAAACAATCACCGATACTTTCTACTAAAATTACTTCTTTAGATTCTTCAATTGGTTTTTTAGATAAATGATACGGATAAAGCCAACCACCTTTTTTGCCCATATGCTTCCATTTAGGTGTATTTTCATCATTAGTAATAGTTCTACCAGAAAAGCCATGAATTTGTCCCTCAAGGTTATATATTGGAAAAACGATACGACGATACATTTTTCCACCACCAGCATAACCACATTTAAACAAAGATTGAATCTTGCCAGATATCCCTCTTTTTTCATAAAAAGTTTTCATTGGCAAAAGCTTTTCTAAATAAGATTCTGGATAAATTTTTTCCATTTCTATTTTTTCTTTTTTATCTGATTTATAAGTTTGATCTGTATCAACTAAATAGTTAGATAAAATTTTAGGATCGTCTGTATTTAAAGTTTCTTTAACTAAAGCATTAAAAGGTTTTGATTGACTATCTGCGCCAAAATCTCTCCAAACGCCACTATCTTTATAGATTATAACAGAAGTATTGGTTTTTCCATTTCTATATATGGCACGAGTGCGCCAGTGATTGCCACAATCTTGAAGACTGTAACCAAGTTTTTCTAAAGTATCTTTATAAGTCATCAAATGAAGGTATTTCTGTTTGATTAGTTTGAACTAAATCACCACCAGTATTTCTAAAATCAACTATATCTCTAAGATCGCCACGTTCAGTTATATTAAAATTTTTAAATTCTAAATTTATAAAATTCTTTCTAAGATTATCGTCGACTTGAACAGGCTCAACAGCACCAGCTATATCATTACCTAAATGTCTGGCTTTTACATTAATAAGCTTGTGTGTGCCAAATTGTGCTCCATCATCTGCTACCTCATCATGAGTCTTCTGTCTTAAAATAAACATGTGAGAACAAAATTGAGTAATGCGGTCAGATAAAGAAACTATTGATTCATCATCTATAATATTTTGAGCGTTACGGTTTGTAGTGATCCCGCTACGATTAGATTGAACTGATGTAATCATGGGAATTACTGGATCACCATTTTCTAATATTTCTTTTTGAATACACTTTTTAAATTTGTCCACCATTTCTCCAACTAGTTGCCATTCGTTTTTATTGGATTGTTCAGAAGAAGTTTTAATGTAATCAAAAGAAAAAACCATCCTGTTCCCGCGTCCAACTTTAGAGTAATAAAAACGTTTTAGTGTGTTAGTCATAGAATCTACATCCATACCGCCTACGTTATAATAATAAAATTTTAGCTTCTTTACTTTACTCCAAACAGATCGAACTTTATTTACAACTTCATCTCCAGCTTGTCGCCACTTACCACTTTCAAGAAGATAAGAAGGTACGCCCGATAAAGAAGCACACTGACGAATGATTAATTCTTCTTTGCTCATTTCGCCATTGTCAAAGTGTAAGACTGGCACATCGTAACGCTTTGATACTTGTGTAGCGTAATGCATACAAAATTGCGTTTTACCGACACCCGAACGAGCTACGACAACCGTTATGTTGCCTGGCCTTAAAAGAGATCCATAGATGTCGTTTACTTTTTCATGTGGGCCCATCATACCAAATTCATCTATTGGATTGTTGCCACGATGCTCTATAAACTCCTCCATTTTATCATAAATATTTTCTGGAGAATCGGAGCCAACTTCAAACAAATTAATATTATTATTATAGATTTGATCGGCAGATTCAATAATTTTAAGATATGACATTTCTGGAGAAATGTTTTTCATTGTGTCTGCAATATTTTTTGCAGTTTTGCCTATTTCTCTACGAACGCTGTATTTTTTTAGCTCCTTAATGGAAGATTTAATTTTAGAATCAGAGTAAATCTTCCTCATGGAAAGCGATCTTACGTAGTCAATCAAAGATATGTCTTCTTCAAATTTTATTCCAAGATCTTTGATTCTTTGCACTAAAACTATATCATCAATAGATTCATCTTGCTCACAAGCTCTTTTTAAAACAGAAAAAAGCGTTCTGTGCAGAAGCGAGCCATCATAAAAATCAGACTCACTGATAAGATGAATAAAGTCGACTAATACTTTGGGTTTTTGTATAAAAGCGGCTAAAACCTGCTTTTCTATCTCCAGACTATAAATCATAAAAACAGAATAGTAGCCTAATATTTAAAAATGTCAAGGATTATCTGTAATTTCAAAATTATTATTAGAATGTTCTGATATGTAACTTTCTATGCACTTAATTAACCCACTTTCAGTGATTTGAGAGTCACAACTGGTATATATGATAGGAGTTCCATTTTCATCAGAATAAGCGATTATAAAGCCTTTATAAGCTTCTGGTCCTCCAGTTAATTCATATAATTGACTTAAAATTTTATCTGGAAGCGTAAATTCTTTAAACTTTGGTTTATCCATTAAAATAATTTACACTACCCTAAAAGATTTTCGAAATATTCTTGTGATAATTTGTCATCTGGATAAATTTGTAAGAATTCTATGTCATTTATATTGCAAAAATCCATTTTTTTGTCATCTCTGCGTATTTGACGCAAAAAATTGGCTCTAGTTTTATGAAAATGCTTAACAAACTCTAAATGTTGAGCTCCTTGTACTTCTATAGCAATTTTTCTAGTATGATTGTAAAAATCAAGCGTTAATTGAGTCCCTAAGACCCTAAATTCTTCAAAAACAGCGTCATATCGCCAATATGGGTATAAAAAAGTCTTTACTGTGCGTTGAAATTTGCTACGAGACTTGCCATTCCACTTAATTTTATACCTTTGTGGGTTTCTTAAGGGCTTTTCTTTACCATATAGAGTCTTGAACTTCATTGTAATCGTAAGTAAGCTCCTCGCCCTTTTTTATATTTCTTTTTGGCAAATAATAGTTTTTATTTTGGATATAAATTAAATTAGGCTCGTCACTATGGTTTATATAATAAGAATAATCTAAATGATTTAAACCTGTTCTTTGAACCCAAACGCCTTTTTCTTCTAATATATACAAAGATTTTATTAAATTTTGAATTTCAACATCAAAAACCTCTAAATCTTTGTTTTTTAAGAAAATATAATCATCATCATCAAGTATTTGCTCAAAAAGCTTCTGACCAAAAGGTATATCTCTTATAGAAAAAAGTCCTATGCCGTGTATATTAGATGGAGCTAATTTGGCAAAAGTATTAGATAATAAATATTTTGTGTCCAATTTAAAAACTAAATTTCACCTCTTTTTTGTATAATTTTTCTATTTTTTAGATGCTCTTTTTTTATCTCTTCCTTTGAAAATCCATGATAATCAACCCCATAATTATTATCTATCAAGAATTTATTAACATTTACAGATTTGTCGGAGATTAACTCGCCTAAAATACGTCCATACTTACCTTTTGACTTACCTTTTTGTGTTTTTAGTTTAATTTTGGAGCCAATTGGACAATGTTCTAAAACTTTAGCTTTAGCCAATAGGCCATACTTTTTTTCCTCTTTATCTCTAGTTCTAGACTCTGGAGTATCTAGACCATAAAGGCGAACTCTTTGTTTTTTTAGCCAAACAGAAAAACCTAGATCAATATCTACATCAACTGTATCGCCATCAACAACTTTTACAATTACTGCGTTATACTCAAACATTCTCCAATACTAGATTTAAAATAATTTATTAAAAAATTAGAAAGATCTTCATTTTCCTCTACCATTTTAAATAAATTAGCTTCTCCTTGAACTTTTTCTGGCAAATCTCGTACGACATCTTGTACAAGTTCTTTAAATTCTTCACCAATTGTTATCCAAGCTCCTTTTTTAGTAACAAATTCCCACATGTAAAGGAGATCTACTAGTTCTTTCTCTACCCAAACTGATTTACCACCAGTTCTACCATATCTGATAGGATACATAATGGTATTATTAGTCTTTTCATTAGGTGATTTTTTAATCGTAACTTTGGCCCAGTGACCAATGATTGGATTAGTTTTAGGGTCTGGCTGCTTTTTCGATGGGTCTTGTAAAATCATGTCAGATTTAAATCGTGGCTCAAATTCCATAATATAATTAGCAA